ACATTTACAAATCATAGTAACCCTACCAGACAGAGTTCAAATCGGGTTACTTCGCTGTCAATACTACTCCGCGTAGTGTTAGCAGCCTAGAGGAGAGGGTACTGAGTATTGCAGTATCGCGTTAAAGGGCAGGAAGGGTAGCCCTTAACAAGAATAATTAAAATAAAAAATAAGAGGATTACAGTTGACAACAGAACAAACCCCTGTGTTCTCTCCCAGTTCAGAGTGCCATAGGATATTTCTCAACTGTAAGAGTAACTTTATTATATTTGGTGGTGGTGCAGGATGTGGGAAAGCTCTGAAGCATGGTGAGAAAGTGCTTACACCTTCAGGATTTAAAAACATTGAGGATATGCAAGTTGGGGATGATGTTATCACTCCTAATAACACTATTGAAAAGGTAACTGGCGTATTCCCTCAAGGTGAAGTAGATATTTACAAGGTAGTGTTCCAAGATGGCACTAGCGTAGAAACTTGCGGGGAGCATCTTTGGCAATATAGCTTAGAAGATGATGTACCAGTTGTAGGAAATACTTCAGAGTTGCTGAGTATCTTAAGAAATGGTACTGGAACTCCAAAAACTCCACTAGCGCAAGCAATCGGTGATTCCAACACAATAGCAGCAAACGAGAAATTTGTAAGAGAATTCGTTGACCAGAATGGCTTCGTATCTTCTGACGGCAGTATAAAGTTAGAATTACTTTACTACGGAGACGCAGAGAAATTAGCGTATGCTGCTCGGAGTTTGGGCTACTCTGTAAAAATAGTTTATGAAGAGCACTACGTTACAGTTTCCCTGCTTGGTACAGATACCGCTAAATTATTCTCGGATAAGGCAGATGTAGTAAAACCTGTCAAGAATATCAAAGGCAATGAGATAATTGCTATTGAGAAAGCAGGAAGAGACTTAGCTACATGTATTGCTATCTCAGGCAAAGATAAATTATTTATTACTACTAACTTTGTAGTAACACATAATACGCATCAAGCCCTAATGCTCATCTTAAAATATAAAGATGATCCTAATTTCAGAGCTGTATTTATCCGCGAAACATCTACGCAGCTATCACAAGCTGGTGGATTATTCCAAGAAGCACAAGCAATGTGGAAATATTTTGGCGCGGTATTTAAGTATATGCCAAATATGAGTGCCACATTCCCTTCCGGCGCTCAAGTACAATTTAAAGTATGCGGTGCAGACAGGGATATTTCAAACTATGACGGTGGACAATATTCACTAGTAGTGTTTGATGAAGCACAGAATCATTCAGAGGTACAGGTACGTTATCTAGAATCTCGTATCCGCTCTAAAGCTAAAGGCCCACACCAATTAATAGCCACATGTAACCCGAAGTTTAACTCTTGGCTACTACCATTTGTTCATCCCTACCTTGATCCTGACACTGGTATTCCTAATCCAGATATGTTCGCTAGAGAGATGTATTATGGATCATATAATGGTAAGATTGTTATTGGCAGGTCAAAAGAAGAATTAATAGCACAATACCCAGATGTAAGTTGCCAAAGCTATACATTTATCGCAGCTACTATAGCCGATAATCCTATCATGCGTAGGCTCAACCCTGAGTATGTAAAACGACTTGAGGGCTTGAAGCGAGTAGAGAGAGAACGTTTATTACTAGGCTCATGGTTTGCCAAGGAAAATAACTCGTCTTATTTTAAACGAGATTGGGTAGAGATAATCGAAAAGCCTCCTACCAATGCTCTTACGCGAGTACGAGGGATGGACTTTGCAGCAACACTCCCGTCAGAGAGTAATCCTAATCCAGACTGGACAGCTTCTGTGCTGGTAAGTAGAACTCCAGATTACTATGTTATCGAACATGTAGAGAGATACAGAAAACTTACTAACGGGGTACTGGAGCACATTGTAGAGACAGCTAAATCGGATAGAGGATATTCAGGTGATGTTCCTGTCTATTTTCCTAAAGATCCGGGAGCTGCTGGCGCTCAGTCTAGCATGTTTTTTATTAAGTATCTAGTAGAGCACGGAGTAATAGCTAAGGCTGAAAAGTCTTCAGGGCATTCCGGCAAATTATCACGAGCACAGCCGTTCTTAAGTTTATGTGAAGCTGGACTGGTAAAGGTAGTGAAGGGGGAATGGAATTCTGATTTCTTTAACGAGCTTGAGGAATACATAGATGGTAAGCGAGGACAGAAAGATGATCAGTGGGATGCTTGTGCTACAGCTTTCAAAGCAGTGATGAAACAGAACACACTACCCTCATTTTCACTACCTTCGGGCATGACTCAAGCTAGCCCTATACCAACAATACACAACTAAAAATGTGTAGTATTTGACATACAATGTTGCCTATGTTATACTTCAGAAATTCGAAATAATTGCAACAATACAATATAAGGGTGTTTTATGGCTAGAAAAGCCCAATCGAAAGATAGTGCGGCTAATTTGGCTGCAGATGCCGATGCCAGTATTCCACGAATATCTCTAGGTGAGGCAGGCTTCATTGGCCTACGTGTCACTAACAAGCAGATAGTAGAAGAGTCTAATAGGGTGTTTAGATACCCAAGTATGCTCAAAGTTGTAGCAGAGATGAAAGTAGATCCTACTGTAGCTGCAGCTCTAAACATCTACAAGATAATGTTAGGCCGTGTTAAGTGGACTGTCAAGCCCCCTGATGATGCAACAGATAAAGAAATTGCTAGAGCTAGGTTCGTAGCATCTTGTATGGATGACATGGAGAATACTTGGAGTAACTTTATTAGTGAAGTCACTACCTACCTTCCATATGGATTCGCAGTTATCGAAAAGGTAATGCGGCGTAGGCTTAAACGAAATGGTAGCAAATTTAATGATGGATTAGTAGGGCTTTCTAAGCTTGCTCCACGCGGTCAGGATACAATCAAGAATTGGTATTTCTCTCCAGATGGCAGGGAGTTTACTGGAGTAGGGCAGTCAATCGTCAACTTAGAAAATAGTTACAGATATACTGACGTTACTAATGCTGTGGATGGATTAGTAACTATTCCTCGCGAAAAGTTCCTGTTGTTCTGTGCAGATAGCGAAAAAGATAACCCGCAAGGTAGATCAATTCTAAAATCTGTATATCTCCCTTACAAGCAACTCACCTTACTAAAAGATCAGTTGATGCTAGGCGTAAGTAAAGACTTACAGGGTATTCCTAAAGTTGGGATGCCTGTTAAATACTTTGATGCCAATGCTAGCGCAGAAGATAGAGCAGTGTATGAAGGTTTTAAAGATATTGTAGATGGACTAGCCGCAGGTACTAGAAGCGGTATTATGTATCCGCTCATATTCGATGAGATTTCAAAGCAACCTTTATTCTCTGTAGATTTGCTAGAAGCTAAGGGTGGTAAAGCCTTTGACATCCCCGGCATTATTAAGTCTCTCCAGAATGACATTCTAACAGCTCTCAACGTAGACATTATCAAACTTGGTAGTGATTCTAAAGGTAGTTTTAGCCTTGCAGACAGTAAAGAAAATCTACTAGCTATGGCGCTGGAGTTTAGATTACAAGAAATTCGTGCTGTACTTAATAAAGATTTGATGGTTGACTTGTTCCGGCGTAATGGATGGGACATAGAAAGATTGCCAACATTTGAATTTGGTGATCTAGTGGATATTGATACAGAAGCTTTCTCTAAGTTAATTCAACGTTGTGCTAGCGTGGGTCTTGTCAATGCAGATAAAGATGTTATTAATAAAGTGCGTGAAGTTATTGGTGTGCCTACTATACCAGAAGATCAAGAAGTAGATCGAGAAACATTAATAGGCGCTTCTAGCCGATCAGGGGATGGTATGGCTGCTGGTAAATCTGGCAATGGTACATCTGATATTGGCGGGGATAGTAATAATCAAGATGCTTCTGCTGCAAATGCAGATAATAAAGCCTAACAGGAATATTCAATGAGTAAAAAACTATTAAGGCTAACAGAAGCTTTGTATTCTCAGCCGCATTTAATTTCACAATCGGGGTTTAATACAATTAGCCAATATCTTAGTAATAGGAATAAATTTGGTTTAATGAACCCATCGGTAAACATGCTAAATGATGATGACACTCCAGAAGACTTGGATGATTTTTCTGTTGAGCTTGGCATCGGAGTTGTACAAGTACAGGGAGCTTTAACATACAAACCTGTCAATAGCATGTGTGCGGATGTCGGTTGCAGCTATGAAGATATTATTGAGCAAGTTGAAGAGATGATTAATGCGGGTGTAAAAACTATCGTGTTTAATTGCGACTCCCCCGGTGGTGAAGGATACGGAGCATTTGAATGTGCCGATGAAATCCGCAAGATGTGTGATGAAGCTGGCGTATATACAATAGCTTATAACGATGGGTGTATGGCTTCAGCTTGTTACGCATTAGCTTGTCAATGTGATGAAGTGGTATCAAATCCAGCAGCAGAAACTGGCAGCATCGGTGTCTTGATAGCTCTGCATAATGATAGCAAAATGCTAGAAGAGATGGGGATTGCTCGTAGCTTTATCTCGGCAGGCGAACAGAAGATTCCTTTTGCTGCGGATGGATCTTGGAAGCCAGAATTTATTGCAGATTTACAAAATAAAGTAGATACAATGTATCAATCATTTTGTGAGCATGTATCTAAATATACAGGGCTTGCTGTTGACAATATTAGAAGTACGCAAGCTAAGTGTTTTCTCGCAGATGATGCTTTAGCTTTAGGGTTAGTAAATAGCGTGATGACACGTTCTGCTTTTGTTGAGTACATTTTATCAAAACAGAATAACTAGGAGTAGGAATGTTAGACAAATTAAAAAAAGCAGCTAAACAAGTTTTCACTGCACAAACGGATGAAGTTATGCCAATCTTAGCAGAAGTAATTAACGAGGATATTAAACTAGACTCAGAAGGTATGCAAGCAGAATTTTCAGCTTTGAAAACTTCTTTTGATTCCCAAGCTTCTGTCCTCGGTAAATTGACAGAAGAGTTTTCAAAGTTACAAGCGGAAGCTAGCAACTATAAGCAAGAGTTAGATGCAGCTTTATCCTTAATCAATTCTTTAGAAAAAGAAAACAAAGATACAAAGATGTCAGCTAGGAAGTCTGTAGTTGAAGCATCTATTGGTACAGAAAAAGCTGGTGCATTCTTGGCAGCAACAGAGGGCTTGGATGATGCAGCATTTAACGCTATTGCGTCTGCTCTAGCAAGCTCGTTGGAAGTGGAAGCTAACTCCCCTATGTTTAAAGAAGTTGGCGTGACAGGCAAGACACAGGGCGAACATGTAGCAAACGAAGAAACAAAAGAAATGAAAATACTCAAGAAAAAGTATGCCAAGAAGCAGTAAGAATGTTATTAAGAAGTTTAATTAAAAGGAATATAAAATGAGCGTAATTGCTACAAGCACTAATGTTTTCTCAACTGTTATCAAGCACGAATACGAGCCAAGCGTAGGTTTTTGCCGTGAAGCTGTCACCGTGTACGACGCAGCAAGCACTTTCACACCGGGTTCTGTTCTTGGTCGTTTCCTAGCTAGCCCTGTTTGCACTCCTGCAGCAGTAGTTGGTACAGGTAATGGATCTATCGGCACTGTCACTGGCACAGGTAAAGCTGTCATCGGTACTTACACACTGCGTATTGTCTTAGCTGCTACTAATGCAGGTAATTTTGAATTGTTTAATCCTAGCGGCGTATTGGTTGGCGTGGGTACTGTAGGTACAGCATTTGTATCACCAGACATGACTTTCACTCTCTTGGATGGCTCTACAGACTTTGCTCTTGGTGACACTATCGC